CCACTATACTGAAGACGCGATGCTTCAACTTCTGCGGCGCTGCGGCTGGTCAGACATCGAGGTCTACGGCCAGGAAACCGGCACATCGGCCGTCAGTCGAGCGGATCGCGGACGAACAATAGTGGTCGAATGCCGATGAACCTAACCATCGTCACCCAAGAAATGCTCCGCCATCAGGTTGTCTGGATGGACGCCATGGCTGTTGGATTGCGCAAACACGGCGTCATCGTGACTCGAGTCAGCGAAGGCGAGCCGATTTACTCCAACATTGCGGTTTGCTGGGGTTGGCGAATTGGCCGCGAATTGCGGGAGACGGAGCGCCACGAAGTCCTGGTACTTGAGCGCGGCTATCTCGGCAATCGGCGGGCATACTCGATGTGCGGCTGGAACGGGTTGAATGGCAATGCCGACTTCGGCGCGGCCGGAAACCCAAGGGACCGCCTGGACCGCCATTTCAAGAACATCCTCGCGCCCTGGCGCACCACCGGCAAGCACACCCTGATCATGGGGCAGGTACCCGGCGACCAGTCGGTGCTCGGGGTCGATCTGATGCAATGGTACGAAGACGCGGCGACTTCGGCGGCTTCCATGCGCAGACCGGTGTACTTCCGGCCCCACCCGATGTCGCCAGCGCCGCCGTACCCGAATTTACCCATCATGGCCGGCACCTTGGGCGATGCCCTCGCGGATGCCGCCGCGGTTGTCACGTTTAATTCGAATTCGGCGGTAGATGCTGCAATTGCGGGCGTACCCGTATATACCCTGGATCGTGGCTCCATGGCCTGGGACGTCGCGGCGCATTCGCTGGACGATGACCCGATCCGGCCGGACCGCACGCAATGGGCCAGCGATCTGGCTTACAAGCAATGGAGCCTGCAGGAAGTCACGGCGGGAGACGCCTGGGCGCATTTGAAAGAAGGCATTCAATGTCACTGACTCTGGTTACCGCACCGACGGTCGAGCCGGTCACGCTGGCGGAATTCAAGGGTCATATTCGCGTCACCGCCAGCGGCGACGGTACCTACATCTCCGCGCTGATCAAGGCGGCGCGCATGGCATCGGAGACAATCACCGCCCGGGCCCTGATCGATCAAACCTGGGATCTTAAGTTTGACCGGTTCCCGCGTCGGATCACCGTGCCGCTCCCAACTCTGCAAACCATTACCTCGATTACCTACACCGACACCGCCGGGGTTTCACAAACGCTTTCATCTTCGCTCTACAAAGTTGACACCAACGGCGATATGCCGGGCCGGATCGACCCGGCCTACGGCGAATCCTGGCCCAGCACGAGAGGCGAGATGAACGCGGTCGTGGTCCGGTTTGTCGCCGGCTATGGCGCGGCCGGGAGCAATGTGCCGGAGCCGATCAAGCAGGCGATCATGATGTATGCCGCCGAACTCTACGAGCGCCGCGAAGATGCCATCGTCGGCGCCACCATCGAACGGGTGCCGAACAGCGTCAACGCCCTGCTGTGGCCCTACAAGGTTTGGGGAGCGAGTTCGTGAGAGCCGGTGAACTGGACCGCAAAATAACCATCGAGTATCCGTCGACCGGGCAAGATACCTTGGGCGCGGAAGTCGATGACTGGAATATTCTGGCGAATGTTTGGGCGAAGGTCCGGGACGTCGCAGGCCGGGAAGTGCAAGACAATCCAGGCACAGCGGCCATGGATACCAGCTCGTTTCTCATTCGTCATCTGGCAACGGTCACCCGGAAAATGCGGATTCGCTACAACGGAGATATTTACAATATCACCAGTATCAAGGAGATTGGCCGGCGCGAGGGCTTGGAAATCCAGGCGACGGCGCATCAGGTGGCTTGATGTCAATCCAAAGCGAGCTATTCACAAAACTTTCCGGCACGGCCGGCGTGTCGGCTCTCGTCGCCACACGGATTAGGCCAGTCAAATTGCCGCATGGCTATACTTTGCCTGCCATCGTCTATACCCGGATCACTTCGCCAAGGATTTATCACCTGGGCGGCGCCAGCGGCAGGACGCGCACGCGGTTTCAAATTGATAGTTGGGCCACGACCGAAGCAGCCGCAAGCAACGTCGCGGATGCGGTCCGCGCGGCCCTGAGTGGCTTCAACGGAACATTGACCACACTGAAGGCAGTTATCCATCTTGAGCGCGAACAAGATCAGTATGATGCGGATGCCGAGGCCTTCGGCGTGAGCCAGGACTATATTTTCAACCATACGGAATAGGTGCGAAATGGCTTTATATGTGGTAGGGCAAGTCATCGTGAGGGCCAGGAACGGCAATGTGGCGCTAACGTATGTGGATGGATATGACGGCCCCGTTTTCCGCTTAGACGAAGCCGGACCCCCAGGAATCGTGACCCGGCCGGATGATGTAGAGACAGAGTCGACCGAGCCGATCCGCGAGGTTGAAGTGACGAGTTTGGAAGACAAGGGCAAGCGCAAGTTCCTGAATAGGGATACCGGCGAAACCCGCACGGAAGATAAATAGAGGCCAATTGACGGATGAAAATTTGCTTGGGCTGCGGCGTTGAAAAGCCAGAGGATGAGTTTCCATACCGGTCTAAAAAAACCGGCAAGAGGAAGCCTAGATGCAAGGTGTGCCACAATGCGGAATATCGGCAATACTGCATCGATAACCCGGAAAAGAGACGCGAGTCGATTCTGGCCTATGACGAAAAGCCAGCGTCCAAGGAAGCCAAAAAGCGCCGAGTCTATAAATATCGAGAAGATCAGTCCGAAAAATATCAAGAGTATCGCTCGGCCCACTATCGCAAGAACATCGAGAAAATCACTCGGGCAAACGCGCGGTGGAGAGCCGAGAACCCAGACCGCTACGATAGAATTAACGCAAACTGGCGGAAAAGAAATATGCACAGGGTCATTTCGTGGGCCGTTGCGAGGAACGCCCGTAAGCTGGGTGCCATACCAAAATGGGCCGACCCAGCAAAAATGGAATTGTTTTATCAAGAGGCGCGGCGAATGACCGAGATCACCGGAATACCGCACGCGGTAGATCATATCGTGCCGCTAAGGTCTGAACTGGTTTGTGGGCTGCACTGCGAAGGCAATCTACAAATTCTTACGCGAACGGAAAATTCGATCAAATCAAATCGTTGGTGGCCGGACATGCCATTGCTGAGAGGGAGTGTGTCTCAGAACCATGGACCTGCAGCTAGGTAGGTTTCCGTTTGACCTCGAACAAGGCGTCCCAAGGCGTCCTGTTATCTAAGATGGAGAAAAAAAATGACAGTATACGTAAGCGCCGGCACGATCTTTTCGAGGGGAAATTCGGATTCTCCACTCACCTACACCGCCATCGCGCAGGTCCAGCAAATCGGATCCGTCGGGCAGAGTCGTGGACTGATCGACACCACGAACCTTTCGTCTTCGGCGCGCGAGTACAAAAAGGCCATCAAGGACGGTTCCGAGATTGAGCTGAAAATTCAGTACGACCCCGATGACACCGGGCACGCCGCGCTGAAAACCGACAACAACGCGGAGACGTCAAACCAGTACAGGGTGACGTTCACCGATTCGCCGGCGCAGACCGTTACGTTCGCGGGGCTGGTGACCAATTGGGAAGTCAACCAGATCGAGATTGACCAAGTGCTCATGCTCGATGTTACGATCAAGCCGACCGGCGATTTGACATTCGCCTAACCCGACCACGGAAGGAAACTCTATGGCGAAATCTACCACGGCGAAGCCACGCGCCAAGTCGAATGGCAAGGCGGTGTCGCCCGACTTCATGACCCTCGCTCTCGCCATGGGCGACCTCGTGCCGCACGATGTCCCAGGTCTGGGAATGGAGGTCTTCATAAAGCCTTTGAGCGCGGCGGAGGTCGACATTATCTCCGAACACTGTTTGCGGGAAGGCGGGGATCCGACCGATGACAAGGCCTATGACAATGATCAATTGGCCCTGTTTATTACTGCCGCTTCGGTCGTGGATGCGAAGGGCAACCGCCTAATTCCTGCGGGGCGAGAGCCCGAGTTGGAAGCACTGCCGGCGGCTGTCTTCCGACCACTGCAAACCAAGGCGTTGCAGGTCAACAATATGTCGGGCACGACGGGAAACTGACCAGCAGGCGCCGGTTCCTGTATCGGCTGGCGCTTGCATTAGGGGTCTGGGACGTGGATATGCTGCACCGCAACCTCACCGACTCCCAACTTCGCGAATGGTACAAGTTCTATGAACTAGAGCCGTGGGGCTCGGAAATGGAATGGCTGCGGTCATCGATCATCGCCGCTGCCGTTACCAACACCATTCCCCGGAAGTCCGGCGCTAAAGCGGTGACGCCGGCGGATTACATGCCCGCGTTTGGTCCTATCGCAGCGCCCGGCAAACCGAACACCAAAGCCCTGCGGGCGGATCTTTTCGGTATGTTTGAGGGGCACCCGAAACAGGCGGACAAGGAATAGGGGTCGAAGACATGGCGCAGACCGTCAAATTCAACATTAGGGGCGCGAAAGAAATGGAGCGCGTGTTGAAAAAGCTTGGGCCCCAGACCGCGGCCCGGGTCGGCGACAAGTCACTCCGCGCCGGGGCCAAAGTCATCGTCGATGAAGCGAAGCGTTTAGCGCCCGTTCTTTATGGCGATTTACGCAAATCTATAGCCGTCGGCCCCGGCAAATCCAGCGACCCCGGCGAACGGGTTGTGCTGATCGGCTTCAAGAGGCCGGAGTCTGCGATCGCGCATTTGGTTGAATTCGGCACCGCGCATTCACCGGCACAGCCCTTTATGCGACCCGCAATGGACACCCGCGCGGGCGAGGCGCTGGACGCCATGGGCGAGATCATGGCAAAAGGGATTACAGCAGAGGCCGCGAAATTAGCGAAAAGGTAAGCGCGCATGGCCAGTTTGGGTTCACTCGTCGCCGACATGAGGCTGAATAGCGCCGCCTTCACCCGTGACCTTGGCCGAGCCAGCCGCGACATTTCATCGAAAACCGCGCAGATGCGCCGAGGAATGCGCAGCGTCGAAACCGCGTCGCGCGGCGTGAGCCGATCGTTTGCCCAGCTTCGGGTCGGCGCGACCGCGCTGATTGGCGCTCTCGCGCTGGGACAGGCGGCGAGGGGATTCGCCAACTATGAAACCACCCTTCAGCAAATTGTCGGCTTGGTCGGCGTAGCGCAAAGTGAAGTTGACCGCTTCAACAAGGCGCTTTTAGAAATGGGCCCAGCCGTCGGCAAAGGCCCGGGCGAATTGGCCGAAGCGTTGTTTTTCATCACGTCTGCGGGGCTGAAGGGCGACACCGCATTGAGCGCCCTACGGGATTCGGCAAAGGCTGCTACGGCCGGACTGGGCGAGACGAAGGCCGTAGCCGACGCGGTGACGTCGGCCATGAACGCATATGCGTCCGCAAACCTGACATCGGCGCAGGCCACTGACGTTCTGGTGGCGACCGTCCGAGAGGGCAAGCTTGAAGCCTCTCAACTGGCGACGGCAATCGGGCAGGTGCTCTCCGTGGCCGAGGATGCGGGCGTCAGGTTCGATGAGGTGGGCGCATCGGTTGCCTCGCTCACCAGGATCGGTATCCAGACCTCCGAGGCGGTGACAGGCCTTCGCGGCGTTTTGGTGGCCCTCGCCAAAGAAAGTTCTCAAGGCACAAAGGTGCTCACAGCGTATTCGACCAGCTATGCCGAGTTGCGAAAGAACATCAAGGAGCGGGGCCTGCTAACTACCCTGACCGAGTTGCGCAAGACCATTGGCGGCAATGAAACCGCCCTGGTGAAGATCTTCGGACGGGTCGAGGCCGTCAATACTGTGCTCGCGCTGACCGGCGCGAATGCCGAGGGCGTCAGAGGCATTTTCGACAGGATGAAAGATTCTACCGGGGCGCTGGACGCCGCGTTCGCGGCTGTGGCCGATACAACGGGCTTTCGCTTCAACGCCTCCATGGCCCGGCTGGCGAAATCTGGTATCGAGATAGGTGATGTCGTTATGCCTAAGCTTGCGACCGCAGTGGAACTGGTCGCGGCGAACATTCGCGAGATCACCGCCGCCGTCGCCGCTTTCATCGCCTTCCGCGCCGCCATCATTTTCGGAGGCATCGCGGTCGCGGCTTTTAAGATGGCGGCAGCATTACGGGCCGTAGGCGTGGCCGGCCTCCTTATGAATAAGGGCTTGAAGCTCAAGGCCCTGGCCGGGGTGCTCGCCCTTGGCGTGGCGGCGGCAATCCTGCTCTCGAAAAATTCGGAAGCCGCCACCGCATCCGTCGCCGCGCTGGTAGATATGATGGGGAAGCTAGGCGAGTCATTTGATAAAGGCAAAGGTGACGGCGGAGACATCACTCCGCCGGGCGCGGACGCCGCGGCAGTGAAAGAGTCCATCACGGCGCTCAAGATCCAGGCGAGCCAATACGACAGTCTCGCTGGTGCGATCAGCCGGTCCGCCGAAGAACACAAGATCGTCAAGGACGTGATCGAAGAAGAAAACGCGATGGCGGCTCTGAACGTAAAGCTGGTTGGCAAGCAGGCGGTCGAGTGGCGTCTTGCTTTTCAGGCCATGCAGAAATCGCGAACCGAAATGGAGAAGGTGGAAACCGCGACTGCCGCCGCTCAAAACGCTGCCGAGGATCTCGGGCTGACCTTCGAAAGCGCCTTCGAGGACGCGGTGATCGAGGGCAAGAAGTTCCGAGATGTGCTCAAGGCGATCGCGGCGGACATTGCCAGAATTATATTGCGGCGAGCGGTGACGGAACCGCTCGGCGATGCCGTTAGCAAAACGGTTGGCTCGACGTTTGCGGCGATAGGATCCTCGATTGACTTCTCGTCGATTTTCTCCGGCTTCGGCGGCGCCAACGCTTCCGGCGGACCGACCGCAGCCAATACCTCGTATCTGGTTGGCGAGCGCGGCCCTGAAATGTTTGTGCCGCGCACGGCTGGCGATATTGTGCCAAACGGAACGGGCAATGGTGGTAATACGTACAACATCGACGCGCGAGGCGCGGACGCCGGTGCCGTGAGCCGTATCGAACGGGCGCTGTTCAAGCTTGCCGGTCCGGGTGTGACGGAGCACAGGGCGGTGACTGCCGTCGTTGCGCGCTCCGGACGGGGCGGCTCCGTTGGCCGGGCACTGCGCGGATAGAGGTGTAAAAAATGGCTATCAGTTATCCGGTCACCATCCCGGAAACGCCTGACTTCCAGCAAGTCGATTTCCGGTTGCTCTCGAACACGACCGTCTTTCAGTCGCCATTGACCAAAACCATTCAAGTTCTCGAAAGGCCCGGGCGTCTTTGGCACGGATCCTTTGCCCTGCCGCCGATGGGCGACCCCGAAGCGGCCATCTGGACCGGGTTCTTCGCCAGCCTGCGCGGCCGGCGGGGCACCTTCAACAGCTATGACCCTGCCCGGACAACACCACGCGGATCCGCACCGGGAACGCCGCTGGTCGATGGCGCCTCGCAGACTGGCTATGCCCTGGCCACGAAGGGCTGGACGGCGGGCCAAACGAACATCCTTCGAGTGGGCGATTACATAGGGGTCAACAGCCGGTTTCACATGATCGTCGAGGATGCCAGTTCCGACGGCTCCGGCTTGGCCACCTTGTCGATCGAGCCCGAGTTGCGCGAAAGCCCGTCCGACAGCGCGGCCATTACGACGGCGGCGCCAAAATGCGTCATGCGCCTTGCCGAAGATGACGTAGGCTGGTCGGTGTCAGAAGGCGGGATCTATGGGTTCCAATTTACCGCGATGGAGGTTCTATGAGCCGCACACTGGAATCAGGCGTAGCGACAGCTATTGCCGACGACAATATTCGGGCAGTGATCCTGACGCACTTCGCATTTGATTCCGGAGATCTCCGCTTTTGGACCGGCATCGGCGAACTTGTCTGGAATGCGAATACCTACGTCGGCTCGGGTAGCTTGGGGAGTATCGGGCTTGTCGAGGAAACCACGGAAATCAAAGCGACAGGCCTAATCTTTACACTATCCGGCGTAGCGTCATCCCTGATTTCGATTGCTCTGGGCGAGAATTACCAGGGCCGGGCGGTCACATGCTGGGCCGGGTTCTTCGATTCCGACTGGGGAC